AAGCTAGCGAGCATGGAAACTCAATTAAGTTTTGCTCGTAATAGTATTGCTAATTATACTAATGAATATACTAAACTATTAAATGAACAACAAAAAATAAGCAAAGATCTTAAGGCTACCCGTGAACAACGCATTAAAAGAATAGAAGATGGTAAAAGCAGTTGGGTAGGACTAATACGAATGCTAGAGGACGAAGTTACCAGAGAAAAAGAAGGACGAGAAATGGAAATTCTCAATATTGCCACCGAAAAATATAAAAATCGCCTTAATGAATATCACACCTTCCAAGATAATACAGTAGACAAACCATTCTTAACACCAGATAGTAAGGAATAATTATGACTAAAATTAGCCTAATTTCCGGAATAACAGGTCAAGACGGTAGTTATTTGGCCGATCTTCTTCTGCACAAAAACCATAAAGTAATAGGACTACATCGACGCAGCAGTACTAATAACTTTGAAAGAATATCTCATATTAATCATCCTAATTTTATTTTAGAAGAATTTGATCTTACAGATAGTAGCGGATGCAACAGAATAATTAACAAATATAAGCCAAATTATTTTTTCAATCTGGGTGCTCAGAGTCATGTTGGAACCAGTTTCAAGCAACCTATCACAACATTTGAGGTTGATACTATAGGAGTAGTAAATATATTAGAATCCATAAGAAACTATAGTCCAGAAACTAGATTTTATCAGGCTAGTACTAGTGAAATGTTTGGCAAAAATTATTCAGAAAATATTATAAAAGGCAAATATCAAGATGAAAATACTCCTTTCTTACCTCAGAGTCCTTATGGGGTGGCCAAATTAGCTAGTCATCGCATGGTTCAATTATATCGTGAAGCATACAATCTATTTGCATGTTCGGGCATACTATTTAATCATGAAAGTCCACGACGCGGCGAAAATTTTGTTACTCGTAAAATTACAAATTATATTGGTCAGTTAGTTAACGGAGTAGTTAGTAAAGATCAAAAGCTTCCACTGGGTAATTTAGCAGCTAAAAGAGATTGGGGTCATGCTAAGGATTATGTAAATGCAATGTTTATGATGCTTGAACATTCTGAGCCAGATGACTTTGTTATTAGTACCGGGGATACTTTTAGCGTACAAGACTTTTGTGATAAAGCATTTTCATTACTTAGATTAAACTATCAGGACCATATTTATATTGATCCAGAATTTTACAGACCATGTGAGGTAGATTATTTAAAGGGGGATAGCAGCAAAGCTCGTAATGTACTAAATTGGCAACCTAAAATATCATTTGATCAACTAGTACAAGATATGGTTTATAGCGATGTTAGCAAATATAGTCATGACAAGAAATTTTAATGATCCGTTATATAAACAGTGGAGAAACAAAGTTTACTCACGAGACAATCATTGTTGTCAATGGCCAGGGTGTAATAAAACAAAGCGTTTGAATGCTCATCATATAAAAACTTGGGCAAATTTTCCTAGTTTGCGTTTCATGGTAGAAAACGGAATCACTCTGTGTTATCAGCATCATAAAATGATTAGTGGCATAGAAGAGATTTATGAATCAGTATTTTTTAAGATACTATCAGACAAAAAAAATAAAAAACTATGAAAGAATACGACTTTACAGTAATTATCGACACTAGAGAACAACAACCATGGGAATTTAAAAACTATGCTGTTGCTAATAGAAAACTAGATACTGGAGACTATAGTGTCGAGGGATTAGAACACTTATTATGTGTCGAAAGAAAAAAGAGCGTTAGCGAATTTGCAAATAATATCGTTGAAAGTAGATTCAAAGATGTTGTGATGAGAATGAGTCAGCTTAAATATTCATTTTTATTACTAGAATTCGACTTAGAAGATATAATGATTTATCCTGTTGGAAGTACTGTTCCTAGAAGAATGTGGGATAAGATAAAAATTAGTCCAGCTTTCTTATTAAAAAGTATTTTAGATCTACAATTAAATCATAATATTATTGTTTATTTTTGTGGAGACAGCACTAATGCGGAAAAAATGGCAGAGTACATTCTTAAAAAAATATATTATCTAGAAAAAAATAATAGAAAGAATAAAGATGAAACTCAATAAAACTATAAGATTAAAACCAACACCATATAAAGATGATCAAGGTAATATTTTTGTTCCAGAAATTATAGAAACTGATAATATCGATGTGTCATATATAGTTAGAAAAGAATCTAACATGGCATATGCTCAGATAAACGGGATACCAGGAGTATTAGTTTTAACAACATCAGATCTCAATATTGGAACTATGACTATTAATGATTTAGAACAGAGCTTACGAACTAGGCTAACTGATGATCCAGAAAAAATACTACAAAATTTATTTCCTAAAAGTTTAGATTCTGATCCGAACGGACCAGGAAGCGTATTATCAAATATGCTATCTTCTATAGGAATTAAATCTTCTCCTACTTGTTCTTGTAAACAGCGAGCAATAGAAATGAATGAACAAGGAAATGATTGGTGCGAACAGAATATAGATACTATTGTGGAATGGCTCAGAGAAGAAAGTCAAAAACGCAGATTGCCATTTATAGAAACAGTGGCTCGATTATTGATTAAAAGATCTATTAGTCTATCACGAAAACTAAAGAGTAAGCATGAAAAAAACAGAATTTGATGATGCTTGGCTAGGCTTAGGAGATATATCATCTCTTAGCATACCAAATAATCCAATGATACACAGATCAGAGCTGGAGATAGAGCAGCCTGATTTGCATCTTATGAGACTGTTAAGAAACCCAAAATATTTTGGATCAACATGCAAACTATTATTTAATATAGAATTACATCCTATACAAATAGCTATACTTCAAGAGTTTTGGATAAGACCATTCCCAATGTTTATAGCATCTCGTGGTTTTGGTAAAAGCTTTATTATGGCATTATATTGCATATTGCGTATGATGTTTAAACCAGGAAGTAAAATAGTAGTAGTGGGCGCTGCATTTAGACAGAGTAAAATTTTATTTGAATATATGGAAACTATATGGCGTAGTAGTCCAATATTACGCAGTATTTTTAGTGGTAATGATGACGGCCCGCGACGAGATGTTGACAGATGTACTATAAGATTAGGCGATAGTTGGACAGTAGCTATTCCTATGGGTGATGGTAGTAAAATCAGAGGTTTAAGAGCACACGTTATTATTGCAGACGAATTTGCATCTATCAGTCCAGATATTTATGAAACAGTAGTGGCTGGATTCGCTGCCGTATCTGCTAGTCCTATACAGAACGTTAAAGAAGAAGCTAAAAAGAAAGCTATGATTGATGCTGGTTTATGGAATGAAGATCTTGAGGTATTAAATACCAAAATGGGTAACCAAGCTATCATTAGCGGAACAGCAGATTATGATTTTAAACATTTTGCTAGCTATTGGAAAAGATACAAAGCTATTATAGATAGTAAGGGGGATAAGCAAAAACTAACTGAGTTATTTAAAGAAGAAGTACCAGAGAACTTTAATTGGAAAGACTATAGTATTGTTAGAATGCCATATGAACTAATTCCAAAGGGCTTCATGGACGATAAACAAGTTAGTCGCGCTAAAGCTACTATACATATTGGTATATATAATATGGAATATGCGGCATGTTTTGTTAAAGACAGCGAAGGATTTTTTAGGCGCAGTCTTATAGAGAGTTGTGTGGTGAATAATACTAATCTTACATATGATGATAAACCATTGCTATTTGATGCTACCATATCTGGAGATCCTAATAAACAATATGTTTTTGGAATAGACCCTGCTAGCGAACAAGATAATTTCAGTATTGTTGTTATAGAATTACATCCTATTAATAATAGAATAGTTTATTGTTGGACAACAAATCGTAGTAACTTTAAAGAACGTTTAAAAACAGGATTAATTAAGGAGCATGATTTCTACGGATTCTGTTCTAGAAAAATACGCAATCTGATGAAAACATTCAATCCGATAAGAATAGGATTAGATGCTCAGGGTGGTGGTGTTGCTATTGAAGAAGCGTTACATGACCCAGATAAGCTTGAGCCAGGAGAACAATTAATATGGCCAGTGATAGACTTTGACAAATCCAAGGATACTGATAGTCAACAAGGACTACACATATTAGAATTGGTGCAGTTTGCCAAGGCTGATTGGACAAGTCAGGCCAATCATGGACTACGTAAAGACTTTGAAGATAAAACTCTATTATTTCCTCGTTTTGATAATTTAACACTAGCATTAGCTATGGAAGCTGATGATAGAAATATTATCACAGACGATTTGAATCCATTATATGATAATGTTAGCGAATGCGTACTAGAGATAGAAGAACTAAAGAACGAATTGACCACAATAGTTATGAGCCAAACTAGTACAGGTCCTAATGCACGAGACAGATGGGATACTCCAGAAACCAAATTGGCCGGTGGTAAAAAAGGCCGAATGAGAAAAGACCGTTATAGTTCACTATTAATAGCTAATATGATAGCAAGACAAATTAATAGAACATTAAAACCAGTAAATTATGATGTTATAGGATCTAACGCAAGATTAACAGAAAAAAATAGTGGAGCATTATATAAAGGACCAGAATGGTTCACTAGTGCCGCAAATGATGATATTTATGGTGGAATTTATAGATCTTAGTGTATAAAAAAGTATTGATTGCTTTGTAATACGATTACAATTATATTAAAATATGAGCAAAAAAAGAACCAAAGACGAAGTACTATCCACAACTCCTATGATGCCAGAGGACGCATATGTCACATGGGGGGATGATTTGGCCAGTAAAGAGAGTGCTCTCAAAAGAGCATCATCGTCTTTAGATGAATTTACACTGGTAGAAAAAGCTACTGCGGCTGGAGCAGGAAGAAGATATAATCTGGACTATTCTCGTTTAGATGGACAAACAGGAAGTCGCCCAGGATTAACAAAAGGCGATTACTATAATTTTAGACCAGAAGAAGCTCCTCCGTTTCATATCAAAGGCATATTGGTACGCGCCGATGATATTTATCAACGAGTAGGATTAGTTAAAAATGTTATTGATCTTATGGGTGATTTTGCTAGTCAAGGAATAAGATTAGTACATAGAAATAAAAGAATAGAAAGATTTTATAGAAGATGGTTCAAAAAGATACACGGTAAAGATAGAAGTGAAAGATTTTTAAACAATCTATATAAAAGTGGAAATATTGTTGTAGATCGTAGAACAGCTAAAATTAGTATTAAAGTAGCAGATAAATTATATCAAGCATTAGGCAATGCAGATGCTCTAGTCAATGATATGCCATCAATAGAAGTTGAAAAAAGAGAAATTCCTTGGAAATATACTTTTATAGATCCTGTATTTGTTGATGTGGTTGGAGGATCATTATCTTCTTTTGTTGATGATAAAAGATACGAATTGCTGGTTCCTGGTAATCTTAGAAAAACCATTAATAGTCCTAAGACAGAAGCAGAAAAGGGTATTGTAGCACAGCTTCCTCCTCAAATTATTGAAGCAGCTAAATATAAAAAAGGATATCCCCTTGATCCTACTAAAACTCTAGTATTCCACTATAAAAAAGACGATTGGCAGAGTTGGGCATATCCTATGATATATGCTATTATGGATGATATTACAGTTATAGAAAAATTAAAGCTTGCCGATATGGCAGCTCTTGATGGTGCAATAAGCAATATTAGAATTTTTAAATTAGGTAGTCTTGAGCATAAGATTGCGCCAACAAAAGCAGCAACATCAAAACTAGCTAGTATTCTTGGTAATAATGTTGGTGGTGGAACAATGGATTTGATTTGGGGTCCAGATATTGAATTATTAGAAAGTAATACTAATGTTCATAATTTCCTTGGCGAAGGCAAATATATTCCACATTTAAATAGCGTATATGCTGGACTTGGTATTCCTCCAACTCTCACAGGCACATTCGGTGCCGCTGGAACAACAAACAATTTTATTAGCTTAAAAACATTAACACAAAGATTACAGTATGGCAGAGATGTTTTAATGCAATTCTGGGAACAAGAGATTGCATTAGTACAAAAAGCTATGGGATTTAAGTATCCAGCAAAAGTAGAATTTGACAGAATGGATCTTAGTAATGAAGACTCTGAAAAGGCTCTATTAATACAATTAGCAGATAGAAATATTATTAGCGACGAATTACTTCAAACAAGATTCGGATTTGATCCTGATATGGAAAAGAGCAGACTTAATAGAGAAAATAGAGAAAGAGATAGTAACCGTATGGTACAAAAGTCTGGCCCATGGTTTGATCCTGAGTTTGAAAATTCATTAAAGAAAATAGCATTACAAACAGGTATAGTAACTCCTAGTCAAATTGGTCTAGAGTTGGATAAGAAAAAATCAGGAGAAAAAACAGCAATTGAATTAAAAATTCCTCCTATGCCCGGTATACCAACTAAGTTGGCAAAAGATTCGCCAGAATCTTTGCCTGGTCAACCACAGCAAGGAAGACCCAAGAACTCGAAGGATCAAGTAAAGCGCAAGTCAAAAACGTTTAGCCCACAAACAGGAGCCGCGCTTATGGTTTGGGCGAATAAATCGCAAGATAAAATTAATGAAATTATTAACCCTGTTTTACTAGATTTCTACAATAAGAAAAATCTTAGAAGTTTAACAGCATCAGAAACTAAAGAATTAGATATAATTAAAACTAAAATTTTATTTGCATTAGAGCCAAATAGTAAAGTATCGAAAGACACTATAATGAATGCTTTTGCAAATATAGATTCGACCAATATTAATCAAATGTATACTAAATATATGTATTGGCTAAAATTATTATC